TGGCACCAGCAGCCTGAATGTTGCCCGTGGCACTAATCAGGACTGGCTGGAACTGGAGAATGTTGGCGTTGTAGCCCGACTCAATAGTCATCGCGACGGGACGAACAACTCCCGACGGATGAAAAGCCGGACGCAGGCCAAAAGCTGCACTGGTCGAAGGCATAATTTAAATCCTCACAAAACGTAATTGCTAATTACGCCCACTCTATTGGTGCGCGTACCTTAGCGGAATCCCGTATTGCCGACATGCCATCACCTTCGTCCACTCTTGAACCAGCACGTTCAGCCTGCTCACGCATACGCTCATTCGTGCCGACCAGCCGTTCTTCTTCCTCATTGGGGGCATCGAAGTGCACCGCCTGCATGTACTTTTTGTACAGCGAAAGAGGAAGCTTGAACGCAAGCATCTCGTTGACTCCAACAAAACCTGTCCATTCGCCAGTCTTAATCGAACAGTATTCCCAACCGGGAACCTCTTCGGGTTTAATCGGCTCATAACCCAGCCGAATGCGAGCCTGAATCGAATCTCTCGGATTTGTGGTGGTCAACCAGCAAGTGTGGTAACCCGGAATCTTTGGCAGATCAGGCAACGCGGCCTGAATAAACTGCTGTCGAAACATCTCAACTCGGGCATCGTCTGACAACTCTCGGTTCTCAGTTGCTGCGCGATCATACGCAAGCCGATTTTCCCGCCCTTCGCCAAGAACTTTCTTCAGTCTTTCGTCGCTCATGATAACTCGCTCCCTTTTTTAGCGAGAAGAAGAATTACGATCATATTCAGCATAACGCTTTATGTAGCGTTGACGCAACTCTGGGTTATCCCAGACGCCTGCATCTATGAGCGCCTGCTTGCGCTCAGGGCTGATATAAACCTCTTTTCGGGTAGACGGCGCGGCATATTCGCGCTTACCACCCACCGGGGGACCGCCCCGTTTCGCAGCCGGTTTGGCTTTTTCCATCGGGGTATCCTCTGCATATCGGTGCGGTAGACGCTTTGCTACGCGGTTATCCAGCTCAATCCAGTAATCTTCCGAAGCCGGGTTAAAGCCCTCAGCGGCAAGACGCTGGTCGATGACCTTCACAATGGCCGAATCCTCATCCTTGCCGGACGGGTCGTACCAGTTGTTGGCCTGAACCCACTCTTGGGCATACGCAGCCACGCGGGGATCTTTCTGGGGCTTAGCCGGTTGGCGGGGCTTCTCAGCCTCTTCCTTCACCGCTTTCAATTGACGCGCACGCTCTAAAGCCTGATCACGGATCTGAAGTGCCTTGGTGACATCTTCGCCCTGACCCTGCTCAATGGCCTTTGCCATGATGCGCTCAGCTAACTGGGCTTCGTTAAGAGCCTCGTTCAGCTTCTGGTCAACCGCACTGAGATTGAACTGAGAAGTCTGCTTTTCGACGCTTGATAAGCGGCGCTTGAACTCCTCATTCTCCGCACGCAGGAACGCCAGCTCGCGCTCTTTGTGCTCGATTGCAGCACGACGACGGAACTTGCGGTTCTGACGCTGAGCACGCTTCTCTTCAGGCGTTAGCTGCTTTTTCGAGCCTTTGCCTTCATCTTCTTCAGAATCTTCTTCGGAGAGTCGGGCGTCTTCTTGATAGTCGTCGTCGGAGTCGGCGTCACTATCATCTGATCCTTGCGCAACTTGCCCAGAAGGCTCTTCACCTTCCACTTCAGGTTGATCCACAGGAGTTTCAACTGCCACATATTCTTCCACTCCCTTGTCATCATCTTCTGATAACACGTTGTCTTTAGCCATGATTTAACCCTCAGATAAACGCTTTGATGGCAAGCGGGTCACCCACTACACCACCCACGATGTCGAGATCGTTAAAGATTACAAACAGGGCTTCTTCTTCCCCGTCGTTGCCAAAGGGCACCTTCCAACGATCACCGCCGTACTTTGGTACACGGACGAATTCGCCCTCTTTGCACCAATTACCTTCCGGCCAAGATTCCATCGTGTTGCGATTCTTGAAGGCCAACGGCCCAAGCTTTACAACTTTTGCGATCTGAGTATTCCAGATCTCTGTCTCACGAGTTTCGGTATGCAAAATAATGCCACCAGCAGAAGTCTTTTTTGCTGAGCGAATCTGCACGAGGACTCGCGAACCAAACGGAATCAAACCCGGCTCTACACTAGGAAAAGCCTCTTCCAAACTAGACATTTAGAACTCCTCTCCGTCTTCCTCGTCAGCTTTGAGAAGACGATCAATATAAGTTAATGCGGCCTGCAACCCGGCGTAAGTGCCCACTGCCTTGCCATATTCAAACGAAGCATCCTTACCTTCCAGTTGCCGCTTCATCGCGTCGTGTGCAACGCGAGCCTTGGCCAACTCCAATTCGTCAATGATGCGTTCAATCATGCGTTTTGTTTACCCTTTGAGATCATTGCAGGCGTTGCCTTAGGGTCGCCCTTAACACCCTTTGAGCCAGTATCAGCTCCCATCTTTCCGCCAGAAGGCATCTTCTGACCGTCCAATTTCACGCCCATCGCGAGCAACTTGTGCTGCTTAATGAATTGCTTTTCCATAACTCACCCCGTTTAAGGATTAATACCCGTACCCGTTGAAACACCCACCTTCTCGCCCGTGATCGCTTCCATCGCGGCAATTTGCTTCGCCGTATCGTTGTCTTCACGGTTCGTCGTCATCTTAACTTCAAGCTCCGCAGCCTGACGGTTATCAAGGCGATCTTGCTTGATCATCTCGCGCTTGAGGTTATCCGACTGACGCTGCGCGGTTTCCGCTGCTGCCTGCTGGGCCTTCGCCTGTTCAAGCTGCAACTCGGCCTGTTTGACTTGCAACGAGGCTTGATCGGCCTGAGCTTTACGCTGCGTCTCAGCCATCTGAGCTGCCATACGCGGGTCTTGCGGCGCGTTCATACCCGAGAGCTGCTGCAACATACCCATGGCCTGCTGCACGATCTGCGGAATAGCGCCAAACGCCTGCGAGGCATTCGGAACGACCTTCTGCGAAGCCGCAGCCAAAAGCTGGTCAAAGCTCTTCTTGACCTCAACGTCTCGGATCTTCTGGAACTCGCTGATGTCTTGACCCGCTGCCTTAGAGGCGACTTCAAACACATGAGTCGCGTACCACAGCGCAATATGCTCCTTGATGTGATTCAAGATGCCCGGAACAAAAGTCGGAGCCATCAGCATTGAAGATCCCAAAATGGGACTGGTCAAATAGTCCAAATGCACTTGCAAGTGAGCAAGATGGTCCTGCTCTGGGAATGCCGACACCGGACGACCCAACGTCGCTGCGACGTTCTCATTGATCGCATTCATCTCCTTCGGCTCGGGAGCTGCAACGAGCAGTTCCTTGGCGTTCGGAACCCGTAGTTGCTGAAGAATGCGCTCTTCGACTTTGCGAATGTTGTAGACCTGAGGGAGCGCCATCGCACGTTGGGAAAGCGCCTGAACCTGAGCAAAACGCTGGGCTTCAGAGAAGATGTTTGGGTCCGAAACCGGCACCACATCCATCGGGCCTTCAAAGTCAGAACGGCGAACGAGCAACTGCCCGGTTTCGTCCTTAACCTCGTCGTTCTCCAGATACATCGCGTTGATGCGGTGCAACACTTTGAGCGTGCGACCCATCGCATCATGCAAGCGAGCGTGAATGGCGTTAAACACCACCATGCCCTGCTCAATACGCGCCAACTGCGTGCCAACCGGCATATTGCCCTGATTGTCGGCAATGTCCTCTAAGGTAGTGCGAACAACGCCCTTACCCGCATCAACCAAGAATCCTAGGAGCTGATACAGAACCGGCGAGGGCTGATTGAACGGCAACGGCATCGCAATCTTGCGGATGTCATCGCTAAACGCACCACCCTCAATCTCTTTGACCTCGGTCGGATCAATACGCTCGGACTGACCGCCTTCACGACCGCCCTTGAGCTTCAACATGCCGGGGAAGTTCGCGATATGAGCAGAATCCAAAAGCGCCCGTAAAGCACCCGTCGCCGCTGCTGAGATACCGCCAATCATCTGCGGGATACCGATGGGATACGCACCGCGCCACGGCACAAACGGGAACTCCACAATCCACTGCATCTCTTGCAGCGTCTCGTCGCCCTCTTCCCAGTTGCGATAAACGGCGAGGACTTTACCCGTCACTTTGTCGATGGAGAAGATATACGGAGCGAGTCCATATTCCTCTTCGATGTCGGCAATGGCGTAAATCTCAAAGATCGTGCGCAGACCATCAACGTCATACGCGCTGCCATCACGGCCTTCGATCTTGTTGTTGGCTTTCTCAGCCTTCGAAACATCCGGCTCCATCGTCGTCGGAGCGAGATCCACATCCCGGTACATCTCCGACTTCACGCGCTGGAGATACTCAATCTCCGTTACGTACTGAACGTGCGTCTTGCGCTCTGCCGAATAAAAGTTCGTTGCCGCATAGGGCAGGTACACATCGTCGATGCCGATAAAGAGGGGCACCGGTCGCTTCTTGTTCGGATCGTAAGAAAGCTTGAGATACTGAGCGCCACCAAGTGGAACCTGAGTGAGCAACTGCTCTAGCTCTGCCCGGAACTCCGGCATCTGCTGGGTCATCTGCCAGTTCAGATACCGCGTCTTGCGCTGGGCTTTGGCTACCTTGTCGGCCGTCTCGTCGCCTACGATGTGATCTTTGGCTGGTCCTTCGGGTGGGAAAAGCTCTTTAATAGCTCGGGCAGAGAAGTCCACGCAGACTTCAGTGAGCATGGGATGAACGACCCGACTTGCGCCCTGAAACTGAGCGCCGCCCGGTGCATCGTCACCAAGTCCTGTGCGTCGGATTCCTTCTTCGTACTGCTCATCGCGCTTCTTACGCGCCTCTTTGTCCTTCGCAATTAGACCCAAGAAGTCTTGAGCCACCTCGTCCATGACGCCTTCAGGGAGCTTCTCGGCTAAGTTCATATAGAACTCGCGCTCACCCTCCGGCTCTTCTTCATCTTCACCAAAACGAACAATCGCCCCACCATCCTCGGTGTCTTCAACGTCTGAGATCTCCTCAGGGAGTTCAAACATCTCACCAAGGTCTTCTTGGGCTTCGTCCAGATCGTTTGGCTCAGATGACATGGCGCTCACCATTAGTAATTAGAAAAATAGCTCTTGGACTTCTTACTGCGCACAGCGCCGCCTTTCTTAAAGACTTCGTTGTCTCTAAACCCTTGTCCCGGCCCCGGCTTACCAGTTGCTACGTCTATATTGCCGCGCCAATCTGGAATGTCTCTAGGCTCTCGGCCTTCACGCTTAGCAGCCCTTTGCTCCTCGGCTCGCTTACGGGCACGGTATCTTTCGGAGTAGCTCGGCATATCACGACGCGACAATCCACGCGCAGCCTTTTCCACAACAGCATCTTCTGCTTTCTGCGCAGCCTTAGCGGCCTTGGCGGCATCATACGCCTTATCACCAGCCCTCAAAGCACGACCAGCCGGGAGCATCGAAGCCGCAGCCAAAGCGCCACTCTTAACCAAGTTTTTGCGCTCTTCAGCAGTCATGCCGGTTTCTTCTACTTGGCTGCGATAGCCAGTAGCGCGATCACTCGGAAGTCCCGTTTCTTTTCTGGAAACACGAGATTCAGACTTAGTGCCGAAGCTCTTACGAGTAGACGGGCCGCGAGCACTCTCTTTCTTGCTCTCAACAGCCTTAATCTCGTTGGACTTCTTGATAACAGACTTGCGAGCTGCCTCGCCTTTACGATCTGCGCGAAACTCCGGCGGATCTTCCTCGTAACCAAGGCCACCCTCGGAAAAACGCTTGAATCCAAACTTGCCATATTTAGACGCCATACGGATTACCTCTTGGGCGCTCGTTCACAATCATCCTAGGCTGCAACGGCTTAGGCTTACTCACGCTTATCATATCTTTATCGGCAAGGAAACGTAAACCTTGGGTGCAAGCGTCCATCAAATCGTCATGCTTGATGGTTCCCTCACCCGAAAACGAGCACAGTTGATACAACAATGGCTCCGCCCACGAGCGAATCTGTCCTTTTCGCTTATCAGACTCCACAAACCACACCATCCCAGCCGAAAATAGGTGCGAAACCATGTGCAATCGCGTCAATTTGCTCGCTTTGCCCGGATTGTAGGCGTGAGCAATGATTCCCTCGCGTGCCAGCATCTGCCGAAGCGAAATTCCGCTGCCTTTGTCTTCGATCACGATGGTATCGGGCTTTCTTCCGGTGTTTAACATGCGACCGGGACCGAATTTCGGCTTAATCATCGGCTTTTGCTCATCGTCGCCGTAGAAAACCTCCATCTCCCGCTTCACTCGCTGGATCAAATCCGGCATTCCAAGCCGATCTTCCCAGCAATCCAGCAAAATGATGTTCGGTTTCTCGTTTTCGTAGAAAAGTCCGAGTACCACACACGCACTGGGGTCGGAATCTGAGGTTTTCTTGTCGCGAGTCTGCTCCGTAAAGGCCGTATCTAGGCTCATCACGATGTGTTCCAGTATGGGCAGGGGCTTTTTCGCTGGCCAGAGCTGAACCCAAGGGCGCTTGATGATGCCCTGCTCTTCGGGATTGAGTACTTCTGCGTGAATTTCCTGCCGTCCGAGCGTCGTGCCCTCAAACTTCAAGAGCTGTTGCTGGAAAGTCGGAGCCAGATTCGCGATGTTCTCGTAAGTACTGGCGCGGGTAACGTGTACATCGGCTCCGTCACGCTCCACCAAGTCTCTAATGAGGGCTTTGGGCTTCGGAGTGGTGGTGGCAACGATTCGTGGATGGGACCCTAGACGTAGCGCAAACATAATCATGTCCCACGCTTCTTGGTCGTACTGCCACGCAGCCAGCTCGTCCGTCCACGCACCATGCCACTGACCACCACGGAGCCGGTCGGGAGTCTCCGCGCTGATCCCTTTGATCAGGGACCCATTGGTTAAAATAATCTCCGAGAGCGAGCGGTTGTATTCGCCCACGATTTTCTCCGGCATGACCGAGATCAAACCGGAATCACCCTCAAAGCAAGTGTCGCGAATGTCAGCCGAGGTCGGTGCGCAAACCAACCATCTCGTTTCCGGCGCTTTGTACGCCTGCCACCACACCCACTCCGCTGCCGCACGAGTCTTACCCGCGCCACGACCAGCGAGCATCAACCACACAGTCCAATCACCCTTCGGCGGCTTTTGGTGTTTGTGACGTTTACTCGCCCACTCCAACCGGCTCTTGTATGCCAACAAATCCGGCAGCGGTAGCTTATTTAGCTCCTTGATCAGCGGATCGTTGAGATCAACTTTGGGCGGGGTCCCAGACGCTTGTTGCGACATGGATTACCGGTATCGCGAGGTCTTCTTCGCAATCTTCTTCGGCTGCGCTACAAACTGCTTACCCTGCGCCTTGCCCTCACGCTTAGCACGAGTGGTGGCTGCATATTCCTGCGGGGTCAGAGACTCAATCGCTGCCTTAGGTAGATACCGCTCGCCGGTCTTTGATGACGGCTTGCCCGATTTGGTGCGCCATTCTTGCGCGGTCCAGTCCTTCAGTGACTTCTGTGGGGCTTTCATGACTTGTACCCGCCGCCCTTCTCTTTGTAGCGTTTGGCTAAAAGCTGCGCCTTACGGGCTGACCATTGACCCGCTGCGGTGCCTTGGGTTGCGGATGCCTTAATCTCGTTAAACAACTTCTTGCGCATCTCGGGCTTCGTGTAGTTACCCGCTGCGTTCACTTTAGACTTCGTTGCCATTGTCAACACTCCAAATCTCAGTTTGACGCTTCAACTTCGGCCAGTTGGCTTCGGTGATGAACGATTTATCTAGCACCAAAACGTGGTTCGTAGGTTGCGCTGTATAACGCCCGTTGTCCAGTTTGATGAAGTAGAACTCCTTGCTCTGCTCCGGCTCTAGACTGAATCCGTCCATCATCGGGATCGCGGTAAACAAGTAGTTACCGGTGTGTTCCTGCTTAGACCGTAGCCGGGTACGCATTCGGGTCCCTTCGAGAAACGGATACTCCAGCACGCTGAACTGGTTCCCGTAGCAATCCCAAGTCTGTGCGTCGGCGGGGTCCCAAGGGGTCCCTGTGATTTTGTGCGCGAGCTTATGCAGCGGGACGTTCCGGTACACCGCCCCACATTCCAACATCACATGACATCCCCACGTTCTGCCCGGATGGGATACCAACCCAAACCACGCTACCCGTACCCAGTCTTCGTTGCCGAATGTGTGGGGCTGCACGTAGCAGTAAGTATGGCGGGGTAGGGGTGCGGCTCCGGTATATAGCATGGGACCCTAGAGTAAACCTGCGCAAGGGGGTAGTGCAAGTAAAAGTTGGAGTCGGGTTGGGAGATTGTTTGGGCAGATGGGACCCGTACCCCCGTGTGTCGTTTTCGTGCTCCCCCATGCCAGCACCCATGCGACTGATTCTCATTTTCAGTTGATAGGGAGTCTCAGGGACTTTTTGAGAATCATTCGCGCATTGCTTCCCGTTCTCATTCTTGCACCAATCTTGCCGTCACAATTCGCGCAACATTCTTGCCGTAAAAGTCTGCAACAAAATACTGAAAAAATTTTTTATATCTGCAACAAAATACGGTGACAACGCAAACGGCTTGCGCTCATTATATCCCCGTCGAATAACTAACTAGGGGTAGCACCATGAGCAACAAATTTGAGACTTTTCTTTTTCGCCTGAATTGTTTTCTTTTCGTAGTTTGTTGGATTGCTTGCGCTATCTATATCGGCATTCATATCTAAATAGGGGAATAGCACAATGGCAACATTCGATTTATATCAGTCAGTCACCGATCAAGTCATTAAACAAATGGAGACTTCCGGCAAGAATTGGACTAACCCATTTAATAAGAAGCGCAACGCGCTCCGGCCATATAACGCGACAACGGGAAAAAACTATCGGGGAATGAATAGTCTTCTTCTGAATTTCACCCCGTTCGAATCTTGCGCGTTTGCATCTTTCAAGCAATGGCAAGCCGCCGGATGCTCAGTTAAGAAAGGGCAGAAAAGCAGCATTGTCGTCTTCTTCACTAAGTTAGAGAAAGAAGATAAGCAAACTGGCAAGAAGTCTGTTTTTCCCATGCTTAAATACTTCAACGTCTTTAATGCCGATCAAGTTGACGGAGCATTGGCGGAGCGTTGCCGATACGTTACCGAAGACGATCACAAAAACGATGTTGAAACTATCGAGCGTGTAGAAGCATGGGCGCGAAATACGGGAGCAAACATCCGGCATTCTATGGAGCCGCGAGCGTGTTATTCCCCCATGCTTGACGTTATTAAAATGCCAGAAAAGCAACTATTCACGGCAACGGCTACCAGTAGCGCAACTGAGTGCTATTACTCCACGCTCGCACATGAGTTAGTCCATTGGACAGGCCATGAGTCGCGCAAGAATCGCAAACTTCTGAACAATTTCGGAAGCAATGCCTACGCCTTTGAAGAATTGGTCGCAGAGTTAGGTGCGGCTTTTTGCTGTGCTGCTCTCAGTATTTCAAACGAACCGCGAGTCGATCACGCTCAGTATCTTAACAACTGGTTATCGGTATTGAAGCAAGATAAGAAAGCCATTTTCAAAGCCGCGAGTCTGGCGCGTGAAGCCGCCGAAATGCTCACGGGGAAAGCCGAAGCCGAAGACGTTACCGAAGCCGCCTAACAAGCCGCCACAATTCAACACTAGGGGGGGGATTTTCTCCCCCTTTTTTTTGCGCTCAGTCTAGGGGTTCGGCTTCCCCGTCTATCGTAATCCCCTTATTCAGTAAGCCGCTAACAGTCTGGAGTATCTCTGTACGTTGCGCGATCTCGATTGCTCCACCATCTTTCCCCGTTAGTTCTATCCCGTTGCGCTCCGTAAACTTTCCGGCTCCCCGTGTCTTAAGCAAGAAGATTGCAGCGGTATCACTCCCCGCCTTTGCACGTTGCGCGAGAGACTGAGCAATGTCGGTCACCATGCTTGCCTGTCCCGTGTCGAGTTCGTGCTTGTAGTGAGTGTGAAGCGTGTCTAGGCCAATCTTTAGGACTTTGGCTATCGTGTCTTGCGTCATCCCTGCGAACACCATTTGAGCAACTGTCTGGGCAACTGCTACGTCTGGATGCTTGCGATTGTCTTTTATAGTGGCTATGGCCGAACTGGTGTTGTGGTTATGTATAACACCGGCTTTCTCATCCTGACGCTCTAGGACGCTCTGAGCGGCTTTCTCGACTACCCCGCTACCTAGGTAGCCCCCCTGCTTGTTCGTTGCCTCTTGCGTCTTCTCCGTCATGTTTACGCGCTCCCATGGTTAGCCCGTTGCCTAGTGTTTGAGTATATAGGCCGCTACCTGCTTGAGCAACCCGAACCCTGCCGCGCTGTTTCTTTCGACGAACATATACGAACCAACACGAAAGAATTGAACGCTCGTAAGTGATTGATTAGAAAGAGAGTTAGTAATAAGAGAGATATATTCTCTCCTTTCTTTTATTTCTTTCCTATATCCCCTCTCTTTACCCCTTTCCCCTCTTTCCTTTCTTTCTTGTATGCCTAGGAAAGAAACAAATCAATCTAAAAATCGTGAAAATAAACCCGATTCACCCTGTCTAATCAGTAACTTACAAAAACGGAATGATTCAACACGCCCGATTTCTTTCGTAAGAACCTATCCCCACAATTCGCTACATACTTGCTATTGTTTTAATTCAATGCTTAAAATTCTTTCGTTCATTTGTCTATACTTTTGCTTTTAAATGTGAGGATGTTATATGGCGAATAAAACCGTTTATCTTGAAGCACTCGCTACTTTCTCCGACCCCGCAACGGTTAGAGAGATACACGAAAAGGCCAAAGAGATGTTTGGCGATCAGGTGCGCGGCGAGTCCATTTCTGCCCGTCAATCTCTCGTTAGATATGTAGCACTCGGCAGGGCGCGAAAGGTCGGCACTAAGTTTGTGATGATCCCAGACGCATTAGACGAAACAGCGCAACTCAACGCTCGGCTGCGAATGTCTGAAACGCTAATTGAGCGACTGAAGCAACGGATTGCAGAGTTAGAAGCAATCATTACGAAAACTTAATGTTGGAACTGTTGCAAGCACAAGCGGCTTGTGTAAATATCAAATGGCGGGGACTGCTAACCCGCCGAAACTAAGACAAGCACAACTAGGAGTAACGCAAGTGTTAACTACCGATTTCACAGGAACATACGATTACGAAAAAGAAGAAGCCTTGCATGAGGCCAACTATTTACTCGAGTGCTTACAAGAAAACTATTTTACGGCTGATGAATTGCCCGAACGCATTGAACGTACTCGTAACCATTGGCGTAAAGCATTGAATGATCCAGAGTCATTCGCCGCATGGGACGGGTACTTTTTGGCCGCTATTGAGATTTTAGGGGTGCGTCCTTGAACATCAATCAATTCGCGGCTTAAACACAAACACAAACTAGGAGTAGCACAAATGGGTTGGTTATTTTTCAAGCCCTCGAAAGAGGCACTAGTCGAGCATCTGCTTAATCCGAACCAATACAGCAACGCCAAGATTGTCGATCACTCGCTGCGGGGAAATCATCTCTGGGCGCAATTCGAGACGCACGAAGGTAAACGACTGATTGGCCTGTTTCTGTTAGGCAAGTCTAACGGTCTATGGGGATATAAAGATATGGACGAAACCATGCACCCCTACTACTACGACTGCCCCCTGCGACTGATTGATACGGCAACGGAGCCGTTAAACGATAGCGCAACCCGATGGCGCGAAGCGGTGCGCGAATACTGGAAGAAGAAAGCATCCAAGCCGCGCCCGATCATGGGAATGCGAATTAACTACGGCGGCGTTTCTTACGTCTTGAACGAAAAAGCACAAGGCAATCGATGCGGGTGGGTTGTGACTCGCATATCGGATGGGCAGATTTTCCGCATGAAGGCTCATCAGGTATCCGCTGCTCTGGGAGCCGTAGCATGAATTGGTCAGTCTTCAAACACTTTCATGGATGCGGTTCACCACCGACGTATGACGTTATTTCCACGCGCTCTCTGAGTACCGTAGCTAAGGGAGTAAGCAGCGAGAACTCCGCGCTATTGATGGCAGCGGCTCCTGATCTTCTGGCGGCATTGCAAGACGCTGAAATCTTTATGTCCGGCTTTGAGGACGACGACTTACAACAACCCATCATTTCTAAAAAACTGGCGGCGATTCGATCCGCTATCAACAAGGCAACGGGGGTGCAATCGTGAACGACTTTGAGCAAATTGAATTGGCCTTTGACATTTTGGAATTAGCAGAGGTTGTCGAGGTTTTCGATGATTCTTTACTGGTGAGGGTTCCCCGCGAGGAGTGGAATCGGCTCAACCTTTGCCCGTATCACAAACGAGACTGCGAGGAGGGCGTATGAACCTGCAACGACTCAAACAGTATTCGACGCTACCGTGGAATGTTCTCTGTATCTGCTGCAACAAGTGGGAGCCGGAGAGCAAGTGTTACGCCGACCTAGATGGTGAGCCGTTCAAGGCTTTCTATTGTGAGAAGTGCGGCGACGAGTTGAAGAAGATAAACGAACAAACGAACAACTGAGAGGAATAGCACAAGTGGAAGAAACAAATTACGCCTACCAAGTAGGGCAACGAGTTATGTGGTCTGGGACATGGGGAACGGAGCCGCCGAAACCCGCCACAGTTATAAGCCTGACCGACAAGCGCGGTAAGTTGGTTTACATACTTGATAACGACCATTGGGCTTACGAGTACCAACTGCAAACGATTGACGCGGATTTTCCGCAAGGGGTAGCAGCATGAAAAAGTATGCCGTTGTAGTCCACATTGAATTAGATGGGGATGAGGGTTTTTGTCATCCCGTGAAATGGCAATTCGACGAACTAATCGGCAACGAGGTAACAGGTTGGGAGGTGTTTGACGTTACTGAAAAACCTGTTGAGCGATTGCGTATTGATGCAGAGGGCGTGGAGGTGATCGCATGAAACGCTTTACTGTTTCGCTTTGCCGAGTTGAGCATCGAATCTATCAAATCGAAGTGGAGGCCGACACGCCGGATGAAGCGCACGATATAGCCGTCGAGACATGGGACGACGACGACGAGGCTTTTACCGATTGCGGTGTTGTCCATGCTGAAGATTTTATCGAAGACGTTAAAGAAAAGCGGGAGGCCGCATGAAAGTGTCAAACTTTTATAAGGACGGAGAGGAAAAGTATTGGTATGCGATGAGCAGCGAATACTCATACGAAAAAGAGGAAGGTTTGTATCAAGCCGAGCGATTAATTAAAGAACTACAGCGTGTACGCGCCGATTGGCAAAAAGGCTTGGGCGATCCACAGTCTTTCAACGAATGGAACAATCACTTTACAGCCGCAATTATCAAAGCAACGGGAGAGGCCGCATGAAACTCTACAACGTGACGATCCGAGCGACCGTAGTTAAAACCCTGCGAGTGGAGGCGGAGGACGAGGACGCTGCTCAAGTGTTAGCGCATGAAGACTTCACGGTCGATTTAACAGACGACTTAGAGGACTACGAAGAAGAAACCCTGCGCGTGGAGGAAGTCGCATGAGCGAGAAATTCTACAAATTCTCTGTCCCCGTCACGATCCGCGCCATGAGAACGATTTGGCTGTATGCAGAGAACGAACAAGAAGCGCGTGAGAAATTATTGGATGGCGATTGGAACGACTGCGACGACGAGCATCGTGACGATCAACACGACTGGCATGAGGTTGTATTGGAAGAAGTAGAAGACTGCGAGGAGGCCGCATGAGCGACCTAATCCCGCCGCCGAATTACAGCAAGCGATCCGAACCCGTCTGGAAGGTATCGGGTGGGGTAACACTCACCCTGACGCAACATCTGGAAGTGTTGGATAACTTCATCCTGTATTACACAAGCAACGAAACCGAGCGTGATCGGATGCACGAGGCCGCATTGGACTATTTGGAGACTGACCACGCGGGGGGAGACGCATGAAGCGCGGAACGATCTTTGAGCATAAGCATTGGCTCGACACCAAGAATATGCCCCTGCTCTGCCAAGTAACGGCAACGGGGAGGGATGTGGTGTATTGGGCGGCATACGATCCGAACAACCCGCATCCGAGGGGCAAGTCTTACTTTCACACCCAAGAGATTCCTAAATACGTTGGGCAGATATTGGAGGAACCCAAGTGAATCCGTTGAAAATAAATCGAATGACTCTTTCGGCTGCGGTATGGGGAGCGATTGCCCCTGATGGGATTACCCCGATGCCGTTGCCTGACGACGAGGGCTTGCAGATACAGGCCGACTATCAAACTGGCTCCCTGACGGCGATGGACATGGGAGAGCTACGCGCTATTGCTAACTATTTCAGACCAGTATCGGTGGCTGAAGTGGGGACATATATCGGGCGATCCACCAAGGCTCTGGCTGCGGGGATGCGGCAGGGCGTTATTTATACCTGTGATGCGTCTAACGACATTCGGTTGGGCGACATTGGGGTTGCCTTGGAGCAATTCCCGAAGACGACATCGACGCAGATGTTTCGCAAGTTAATTGACTGGCCTTGTGAAGAGCAATTCGTATTCAAGAAGCAGCACATTGACTGCTTTTACATCGACGGGCGGTTATCCCCTGATGATGTGGATCTGATGTGCGAGTTGAACCCGAACGCGCTGATTATCTTGGACGACTTTGAGGGGGTCGAGAAGGGCGTAGCTAATGCGACTTTGTTTTTAAGCAGTCGATTTTCTCCCCACATACTGGTGTACCCCCGATTAGGCGGCAAGACAGCGCTAATGATTCACCCGAATATGCTGCGATTTGTAGCGCAGTAAGCAAGGGGGTTGCGTCTTATATCGGCGGAGCGTAACCTGAGCAAGCCGGTTGTATATACCAATAGTGTTCCGAGGAGGGACGCACATGGACAACGAGCAAGAGAGTCAAGAGTTAGATCGTGCGTATCAAGAATATGCACAGGTGCAGGAACAGTTAGAGAAAGCGGCGCAGGAGACTGCAAAGCAGATGGCAGCGGAGAGCGAAGCGGCTCTGCGGATGGTGAATCACTTTATAGCGAAGTTATTTGCATGAAGTACCGCTGCCGTAGTTGTTTGAAGGGCTTTGACGAGCCTGAGTATCGTGAGTTGAAAGAGACGCATCACTTCTCTGAGGAACTGGGTAGCCATGAACTGATTAAAGAGGTGTGTCCCTACTGCGGCAGCGGTTCTATTCAACTGTGGGAGGAGCCGCCATGTTCACCTGCTTGAGATGCGATACGAAGTTTGACGAGCCTGACATAAATGAAACTTGGGATGCTTACGACGCGCATGGCTCTTATGCCGTGAGTTACTTCGAACAGGAGGTGTGTCCCTCTTGTGGCAGCGAGAACATCGACGAGTACGAAGAAGAGTGTGAGGAGACTGATGAGTGACTTTAGACAGTCTTGGGGTATACCGCCGAAGCCGGTGGAGTTATGCCCGACCTGTCAGACGGAGCACAAAGGCAAGTGCCATTTCATGCGCTCAAAGCGGCATCGACCGACTACGGTAGAGGAGTCGCTACGGTATTTAGAAACCAAGAAGCAGCGCATCAAGATGGCGAAGGTTCATCGTCTTATAAGGGAGTTGTGTGATGCGGTTGAAGCAGGAAGGAGAGCAGCCCGACCCAAGAGTTGGCTTGGTCGAAAGCCGAGTGCGAAAAGTCGATTGGCTGTGGCAGCGGATAAAAGATCATCAAAGAGAAATACGCTTACTAGAAATAGAACTAGCGAGGACTGATAGCAATGAATATCTGGATCACGATCCTAGATTGGATTAAGCGCCGCAAGGCAGAAGCATACCGAGAATGGGCGAGTGTCCCGGAGCCGAACTGGGCTTGCTCACGCCGACGCAGCGGAGGGAACTACTGGTGAGAATAGAAACTAAACCGCGCACTTCAAAAGACGCGCAAATGGAAGAGATTGCCAAACTACTGGCACAGCTTGACGCCATGGAAATTGAGAAGGCCAGAGAGCGAGGCGAGATGATCTTTATTGAGATCATGGTGTTCGTTCTGGGCTTGATGTTGGGCTTTGCAGCAGGGCGAGTGTTGTGAGCGAATACACCAAGATCTCGCGCTACAACCCGCGCCTGTCATTTGAGCAGTACAAGATCGTACTGAAGCGCAAGAAGTTAGCTAGAGAAGAGAATGAGCGAGTGCGCTACAAAGATCTCGTACAAGAGTGGGGCATCCGTCAGTCCGTTATCGGCACCGCAATACGCCGAGGGATCAAGCAGTACGACTACGTGCTGTGGAAGCAAGGTGAGCAGATATGAAGATTGAAGTTAGCTCCGACTTGCTTGAAGAAATCACGGCAGCGGAATTAAAGATCACCTTGAAGTCGCTTCAGAGAGATTACAGGGATCGCAAGGCAGGGAAGCAGATGTACATATTCAGCTCTGATAAGGCAGCGGATCTGGCTGAACTGAAGCAGCACATCGACGCATTCAAGTTGGTGGGACGTTATTACGGGGCGAAGTTATGAACCGCGACGACATTATCGCGATGGCTCAAGAGGCCATCATCACGCATAGCAACCCTAACCCGTTTGATTTTAGGTTTACTACAGTCGAGCAGCTGGAATGCTTCGCCGCCCTCGTTGCCGCAGCCGAGCGTGAGGCGTGTGCGAAGGTGTGTGAGGACGCTAGATCATTACCAGATGTTGGCCCGCTTTACTGCGCCGTTGCCATCCGTGCGAGGGGTCATGTTAACGAGCAAGCCAAATCATTAACACGTTCTGATGACATGTTAAAAGAAAGCGGCATCAAGTGGGAGGTAGAACCATGAACGATCCAATGGCACGAGGCGGAGTACGCCGCTACTTAGACATTGTAAAGCCCGAGGAATACATCCCCGACACGGGCGAGGTGAATCTGAAAGAGATGACGCTCACTGGGCTGGCGGATCTATTCGGCAGCGACAAGGGCAATGTAAAGCATTGCTATACAGAGGTATACGAGCGCATCGTAGCCGAGATGATCCGCACCGAGGGACAGCCCCGGCACAAGTGCGTGTTCGAGATAGCCGAAGCCGGTGTAGCGTGTGGCGCATCACTCCACATGTGGGCGCATTACCTACCGGCATCGAACATCACGGGCTTCGACATCCGCGAGGAGTGCGCGAGCCTGTGTAAAGACCTGTCGAACGTAGACATTCATATACTCGACTTGTGCAAGAACGCACCGCCCGATGACGCGATGTATGACTTGTTCATTGATGACGCGAGCCACATTTCTGAACAGATGGTCGAGATGTTTGGGAACGTGTGGGATCAAATCCGACCCGGCGGGTATTACGTCATCGAAGATTTGAAGTGTACTTACAACGACGCCTACACCAACCAGTTCCGTCAATACTTCGACGCGCAAGCAGTCAACAGTCGCGAAACGGTGATGTCGTTTATGGATCAGATCATGCGGATCGTTGATGCGCGTGGACAGATTGCAGAGTTTAGTTACTACCCTCAACTTTTAGTCATTCGCAAAGGTGAAGTATGAGCGAAGAGTTTGATTATCTTGATCCGCCAAAGACCAAGACTGACGAAGAGACTTGGTGCAAGATCGGACCAAAAGGAACGCTGGATGTTTTCAACTGGGAGTTCGTTGAAAAGACTGCTAAAGAGTTTGATCAGACTCCAGAAGGTGGTCCGAAGAACAACGCGCAGATTATCTGCAAGCTCGCGGTCTTGATCCGCCAGCAGACACTAGAACAGGCAGCGCAGGCACTCTTGAAGTACAAGGATGTCTCTGCTGCATCAGCCGTCATCGTATTGAAA